GCCACTTTGGATGCCTGCAACGCAACGCCGATGGTGCGGTCGGTCAAGTGGATCAGGATATAAGCCTCTTCTCCAAATACCCGGCTTTCCAGTTCAATCAGATCGGGGCGGGCTTCGGCAGCAAGGATCGTCTCGATTTCATAGTTCGATAGGCGCTGAGCAGTCCCACCGCCCACCACGAACAAGCCCAAAGGTTCACCTCTCGCCCCGCCAATGAACGCAAACGAGGTTCCGCCGATGATGCACTTGGCGTCGGCTGAAATGCACCCGAATGGGATCGTTGCGCCGGGGACTGACACAAATGGGAAGTTCAGCCCACCGATGTTGGAAAAGACCTGAACCGTGTGCCTGCCCAGCACGTAAAGCTCTTCGTTCATTTCCAGAACGCCGGTCACAGGGTCAGGGTCTTGCTCAGGCGATCCGTATTTCAGCGGTTCAACTTTGGTGGGATCAAGCAGTTCCGTCACCACCACGAAATCGCCGTCCGTGGTGACGAAATAGCCGTCCATCCAGATCATATCCTTGACCGTGCCAAGGTCCGGGTCGGTCACTTCAACCAGTGTGGTTCCGTTGTAATAGAACAGCTTCCCCGCCGAACGAATGCCGAGCCGATCAAAGCTGTAATCAAACCCGCATGGCTTGCCGTCCGTGCCCACATCGCCAATGTCCGTGACAGTGCCGTCAGCAGCCAACCGGATCAGGCGCGAACCCGAAACGCGGTATTGCACCCCGTTCCAGTCAATGCCGCCGCGTCCAGTGCCCAACCCTGTTGCCGCCGATACTGCGCCGCGCGTGTGGATCAATTGGCCTTGGCTTAAACCACTGACCCGCGCCCTAGGCTCCAGATTGACGGGATAGTCAGCCGCGAACAGTCCGCTCAGCGCCGTCATGCCCGCGATGATCGGGATTTGCATTATTCACCTACTTGAAAATAGGTGCCGCGCCCCGATGCCCCGCCATGGCGATGCCCCGCGCCCGTTGGAGTGCCAGGAGCGAATTGTGCCGTGCTGATAACAGCCACCTCGGCGCATAGGTTGGAGAACGCGCGGTTGAGTGTGGCCTGTGCGCCGGGTTTGAGCGTCTTGCCCACCGCAGCGCCGATCCGAACAGCAAGGCTGTAACCAACCGCAGTCAGCCACTTGCGCTCGATCCCGCTTTCGCCGCCGATCCGCGCGTCACCATCGTCAAAGCCAAGCTGATCGAACGGATATTCGCCCATCATCGCGCGAAGCAGAACCATACCGCTGGCGTATTCTTCTTCGGTGCGCCCAAACATGGAATCGGACAGGCCCAAGACGGTATAGGCGAGGTCCACGATTTCCTTGTTGAGCAGGCCACCAGGGATGGGGAGAACGGTTGTCATTCGCCCTTCGCCGCGCGCTTGGGGGCCTTGCCCAGAAACCAGTAACCGGCCTTGTTCGCTTCGGCCTCAGCCTTCGCGTCCTCGGCGATCACGCAATCCTCGGCATCGTCCGGCTTGGTCAGTGCTTTGGGAAATTCGTCCATGGCGGTGCCCTCCACTGAAACCCTGCGGACAGGGCTTTAATGGAGGCGGGAGCCGAAACCCCCGCCTCGCGCGACGATTAGGTCTGGTTCGCCAGAATGATGCCGCACTGTTCGGGATCGAGAACGGTCGTGGCATAGAGCGTTGTGAATCGCACCGTGGTAACGCCGGTCAGGTGGTTGAAGGCGTAGGACATGATGAGCGGAACGCCCTGAGCGGTGGTGGCGGTCATAACGTCCGCGCCCTGTCCGGTCGGGAAGGCCAACTTGCCGTAGTCGAGCGTCACAGCGCCCTGTGCCCAGAACGCGTTGACTGGCTTGGTCGCAGTGTTCAGGAAGGTGATCGCTGCGCCGTTCGGAGCTGCTTGGGTGCAGTTCTGGTAAGGCCCGGTTGCGATGATCGCCGGAGTGACGATCAGGTTGGCCGTTCCGGCACCGCCGACAACGGTGAAGGTCTGAAGCTGCCCGGTGTCGGTCTTGTCGATCTGGTGAACCGCATTAACCGCAGTGCCAGCGCTGCCGATGGTGAAGCGATCACCGACCTTGGTGTTGGCAATGTTGGCACCGGCAACAACCAGCGTCATGCGGCGGTTATCGGTCGGAACATCGCCGGTCATGGCGGTAGGCGTGAACGACTGCGCACCCGAAACGGTGGTGCCGGTCACAGTTCCGATAGCCGCGACGGTCGCAACGTTGTCGGTGCGGAACGTCTTGAACCCGGCAATGTCGGGAACCATCGAACGTTCATAGGCATCCTTGCTGCGGTCGCCGAGATAGGCCCGGTTGCCCAGATCCTTGGCGATGTCTTTGTAGTCGAAAGCGTTCAGGAACATCTTGCGTTCACGGCCTGCACCGATTCCGCGCGACAGCATCAAGGCTTCGGCCTGTGCGCCATCATCCCAAGTCAGCGCGCCAACCTTCTTGACAACGATCCCGGCCTGAGCGGCAACGGTGGTATAGAGGTTCTTATCAATTTCGGCGGCGAGTCGGGTTGAAGCAGCGCGGCCCATGCGGGTCTTGTGTTCCGGGTCGCGCATTTCCTTGGCGTCGAGCTGATAGACCACGTTATCCGGGGTGCGGAACACGGTCGGAACCATGCGCTGGATGATGTCGGTCTTCGATGCAGCCGAAACGTCAAGCCCGGTAACGACCGATGCGTGATAGTTCTGCGGCTTGTAGAAGGTATCGCCCGCCCGCTGCATATCGGTCGCATTGGGGTAGCTGGTTTCGGCTTCCTTCGAGATCACGCAGGCGGCGTCGTAGCCTTCGACGTATTCGCCGAACATGATTTCGAGGTCTTTGGTCAGTGCGTTAGCCATGGTTCAATCCTTGGTGGTCAGGCATTGGCCTTGCGCTTTGCGGCGTAATACTCAGTGTAATCGCCGCTCTGCTCAGCCTTGGCCTTGAGTTTCGCGAGTTGCTTGTCGGCAGTGCCACCACTGAAACCGGCGTTACCGGCTACGCGACGTTCGGGAGTTGGGGCTTGGCGTGTTTTCATTTGCAGCTTGCCTCTCAATTCACCGATCATCATGGCAGCGTCGGCGAGGTTCATTTCGGAGAGTTCCTGAAGTTTCTCCGGGTTCCGGCTGAGCGCCACAACAAGCGGCGCGGCCTTGCCCGACTTCATCAAAAGCGCCTGGTGCTGCTCAGGAAGGGCCGCAAAGACCTCGTCCTCTGCTTCGGCGTAACCGCTGACTTTCAGGCTGGCTTTGTCGGCTTCGTAAGCCTGCTTCACCGCCTGCCATGTCTGCGCTTCGGCCTGTGCACGTTCCGCCTGTTCCTGTTCCGCACGGTCGGACTGAGCCTTGAGTGCTTTCCAGTTTTCAAGATCGGCTTCAAAGCGGTCCTCGTCGTAATCGCACGATTCAAGGGTTGGCTTCGGCCCGATCTCTACAGCCTGCGGTCGGCTGCCCCGTTCAAATTGGCTGATCTTCTTCGCCAGTTCGCGGTTGGCCTTGCGCAGATCACGGATGACGCTGCTCTCCGGGGCTGGCGCTGCCCCATCTTCGCCAAAGTCGAAATCCTGTTCGGACTCGCCCTCAGCAACTTCGCCGTCCGTCTGCTCAGGTTCGTCCGGTTCCTCAATTTCAAGGTCGGTATCGAGTTCGAGCACGTCTTCGGCGTCGTCTGCCATATGTCACCTCATCTCACTGCTTCACGGCGCAGCGGTTGCCGAATGGCAGGCAGGATAAGGGGATAGGCCGAGCAGCCCTATATTACGGGTATTACGCTGGGACGACTGCACCCTTGGCCTTTGCGTTCGCCAGCGTTTCAAGCGTTTTGGCTTGGGTGAGCGGAACTTCGGCGCGCTTCTTTTCTGCCCCAGCAAGGAAGTCTTGCGCCTGTGCTGCGGCAAGTTCAGCCATTGGGTCGGGTGCCTGTTCAGCACCTTTGGCCGCGTCATCGGCGGCCTTCTTCTCGTCGTCGTTCGGCTGCACAAGGCCCAGCGTCAGCGCCATCTTACGCGCATAGGCTTGGAAGTCGTTGATGCCTTCACCGTCCTGGTTGAGAACAGCGGTCAGGATCGCAGCGTTCGCCAGTTCCGCATTGCCCGCCGTGGTGGCGACTTCGGCAGTGTGCAGCATTGAGCGAACCGTCTTGTCGCGGCGCGTGGCGGTGGCCTCCGAAACCGAAACGATAACCTTGTATTTCGCGTTGGTGAAATCATTGACCACGCGCTGATCGCCGCTCTCGTCGGTCTTGAGCGATTTCAGAACGGCAACGCCATCGTCGCCTTCTTCGCTCATCGTTTCCATTTCGCGGCCAGCGTCGGAGTAGACCTCGCGGACCATGCCAAAATAAATCTCACCTTCGCACTGCACAGACTGGCGAATGTTGTCGAGGTAGATCCCCGACTTCGCATCAATCCGGGTCGCGGCAATGTCCATTGCCTCAGCACTGGTGTTCGAGCGGACCTGTTCGCTGCTGTCCTGCTGATCTTCGAGCAAATCATTGTTGGCGATCTGAAGCAGCGCGGCGGTGGTGGGCGGAACGTCAACCGGCTTGACCGAGCCAATCGCACCAGCGCTGACAATCTGCCCCGTTGCTTCGTCAATCAGCGGCTCAACCAGCAAATACGGGTAGCGGTTCGTATTAGCCTCGCTCCACAGCCGGTCAATCGCTGGCGTCATCTGTGAGGCGGCAAAGATCGGCACTTCGCGCGGGGCCTGCATCGCGGTTTCAGCAAGGCGCGAGACTTGACTGTTATACAGCCGTTGCGGGTCCATCTTGTCCTGAACGTAGCCCTTCCACCGCTCCACGCCGTCAACGAAATAGCGCTTGCCGTAGATCGGCACGATGGGAATGCGCTCCCCTGCGATCAGGCCGCAATCCTCAAGGACTTCGGCACCGGACAGGATATATTTGTGAACCCGGCAGCGCTTGCGGCGTTGGCCCTTCTTGAGCCAGCCATCCGAGGCCATGGCCTGCAATTCGCCTTTCTCAAGGCTGCTGGCCCAAATGCGCCGCTCCTCGCCCGAAAGCGTGTAGGTCATGATCCACAGCGTATCGCGGACCTCTTCAACCTCGTAGTATTCCGCCACCGCAACCGTGTCGGGCGTGAACCAATCCAGCGTTTTGCTCAGGCGGTTCTCAGGCCAATCCGAAGCAGCATCTGCGCCAAACTCTTCCTCAAACGAATCGCGGGTCTGGCTGACACGAATGAACGCAAACCGAGCGTCGGACTTGTCATAGAGCTTGGCGT